GCCGTCAGATACTTGCCATCCTCTGCTTCCGCAATTGGGTCGCGCTGTTCGATAGCCTCGCGGGGCTGGAAACCAACCTCGGCAGACGGGTAGGTTGCAGTTACGGAATTGAACGTGCTTTCCAGCCCCGGAAAGGGTGCCCGGTCCTCATTGCGGCTTACTAAAACATCGTCGTCGGTGATGAATGCGGCTGGCAATTGAGACACACCGACCTGTACATATAGAACGCCACCAACATCCGAAACCTCGGACATACTGGCCTTGTTCATTTCCTCCATAACTTCAGCAGGCGCGGTGCCGCCTGAATAAAGCGTGCCTAGATTGATCTCATAACCAACCTCGAAACGCTCAAGGCTCGTGCGTTTGGCTTCCTGTTCCTGCCGATACCTAGCCAGCCAAGGCTGGATTATCGGATTTGAGGCGTTGCGGCCAAATATCTGATTTAGGATTTCCGTTGATTGGTGCCGCGCGGGGTCTGCAATCTCAGCCGTTGCTGCCGCAACCTCCGCCGCTGGAATGTCGTTGTTCAATACCACCGTGGCAGCTTGGGCGCTACTTTGAAGACTTTCGTTTACAACCGCACGCCCAATCGCCGCCGCTTCTATGGCAGCAATCCACCAAGTCGCGGGCAGGTCCGCTTCCGTGTATCGCCCGCCGTATGTTTTCCCGTTCTTGAGGGCAATGCCGCGCGCGATGTTGTAGTTTATCACATGCGGGTTTGTCGTTGGCTCCCATGTGGCTTTGTTTGCCCACCGGTGCGAGCCGTTGCCGCCAGCCGAAGTGTCCTTGCTGATATCGTATAGAGGAATCCCCTCAAGTTCGAACACAAAGCGGGAGTCGCCCCGGAACAACTCAGAATCAAACCGCTGCGTAACGATGACATAACAAGTGTCGCGCCCAATTGCAGAGGAAGTCCAAGGCCGCTCAGCATGTGAGGCATACTTACTAAGCAGGTAAGGGTCCGCAGTCGTTTGCGTGCCGTCATAATACTTGAAATAGATTTTGTTTTCGTACTTGTCGTCTGTGACGGTAAAGCCATAGTCGGGGTGTTCGTCGGCTGGCTTGACGAAAAGCTTAACGCCGTTCACCCAAACAACACCAAGCCCCGACCCCGGCATTGGCAGGTCGCACAGGTCAATGATGGTTGTCCTGATCGAACCGGGGCCGGTGCCGCTCTTGCGGTGCGAATACCGGGGGGCGGTAAGGTTGCCCGCCGTAGCATATCGACCAACGATGATTTTCTGACCGGTGTATTCGCCGGTTGTTGTTGATATCGTCTCAATGCCCGGCGGCTTCTGTGACTGCTGGTTTTGGGAGAACAGCTTGTTGGTAAGCAGTGAAAAGCCAACGCCAACACCGACCTGCACCGCAGCGGCGGCAAGCGTACCGGCACCAATGCCTGCAGCCGCAATAATGGCACCCGAAACAACCTGAGGCATTAGAAGGGCACCCGATAAGCTGCGACGGCATCGGTCATGTCCGCACGGCCAACGCCGTAAACCTGATCAACGGCATAAGCCGCACCCGGTATTTTCACACCAAGGCAAACGCCTAGCTCACCTTCAAACTTCACGATATCACCGGGTTGCGCCATCAGCGGCGGGATTTCCTCAAGAACAGCGGCGAAAGGGCCGGACGGGTCGGAAAACCCTTTGTCCTTGATTTTGCGCAAGCCCTCTTTCAGGCTCTTGTATCCCCGCAAGCCTTTCGCAACGTCATGGCCTGTCATGGCCTTTAGAACCCCCGCAGCGAACAGGGGCATCCATGCGGCCATAGGCAAACGGCTTGCCGGTGCATTCGCGCACGTATTCTTTGACCCGTGCGGACCAATCCACACGGCGCTTGATAGTTTTAGGCATGGTTGTCTCGCTACTTTGAACCCCAAGGGTCATCTGAGATGTCAGCCATCGTGGCAAATTCGCGGAATGTATCGCCCGACAAAAGCTCTTGGGATGCGTGTGACTTCATCAGATTAGGTGTGAACGTCAGGTCGCGAACGGTCGAGACTAGCTGCACAGACATTGTGATCGATCCGCGATTTTGGGCAGTGACGTATGGTGCGCCGTTAACGTAGCCCTTGAAGTGCCTATCGATGCCGAGTGCCAGACCCGTTGCGGGATCTATGTGCGCAACATGAACCTCGGCAGGAACGAACCGGAAGTCATAGTTGCGGGCGAGGATTTCCACCTCTGGATTAACGCCGCTCATCGCTACGGTGTGCGACTGGATGTCTAGGCCGTTGGAATAGTTGATCACGCCAAAATCAAGGTTTGACTGCGCGCCAAAGTATGTGCGGTTTTCACCTTCGACAAAGAGGTCTTGGTGGTCATCCCCCTGCCAAAAGCCTAGACCAACGGTTACGCCGTCAGCTTTCCGCCGCGCCTCGATCCATAACATCCAATGCGCGAGAACGCCCTCGCGCTTTTCATAATGCGCCTGTGTTGCCGGGTTCATCGTAGGGTCTGCCGCCAATTGAATGTGATACCAGACGAGTTATCCGGCAGGCGGTCTGACCTTTGCAGCGACCCCGGAACCATCTTTGCCTTGCATATCGGGTTTGAAAGAACAGCCGCCGCCCCGGCAACAAAGCCGTTTCGAATTGGCGGACTAACCTCTAAGTTAGAAATCGTGCCCGCTGTAGCCGTGCCATTGTCATAGATGTAGTGCAGCGCATACCGGGACGGGGTGCCATACTCGAACGATATCAGGTCGCCACGCTGTAACTCATAACCCGTCGGTAGGTTGTTGATATTGATCTCGCGCATGTCAGGCGAAACCGCAGAAATGGTAGGTGACGCCCCGGCAATGATCGAACCGTCCGGGTCAAAGTGCGGCCCCTTCCGGTAGGGGTGCGAGAAAAAGAAGGATGCGGAAGGCTGGTCAAGAATGGACACTTGCGCGATGATCTCGTCCGCCGTTTGCGTGTCCATAATCGGAAGGCCTATTGTGCCCTCCCAAAGCCTAGCCCCGCGCTGGATGGCTAGCACCTCACCGCCGCCCGTTTCCTCGTTCGTCTGGTTTGTGCTGATGTCAAATGATGTGCTGACGAACTTCAATCCGCGAAAGAAGTCATTCAGCGAAACGGGGAACGCTTGAGGCATTATCTAAACCTTGGGTCGTTGTTAATCTGGCGGATGCGGTCAGGCAGGCTTTTGTTCATGGCCTGAACCGCAGAGGCGATTTGGTCCGCAACACCGACCTGCGCACCCTGCGCGTTGATTGTTTGGTTGATGTTGATGGCTTGCCCTGACGAGCCGCGCGATTGACGCGCCGTGTTAAGGTCAACTACTTGCTCATTAGGGTGTATGATGGCGGGAAAGCCGCCCTTTCCATCAACGCCACCAGACCTATTCCCGTTACCAGTGAAGCCGCCGCCATTGAATGACGGGAACCCAAGGGCACCGCCAATAGTACCAAGTAGCCCCCCGCCCGATGACTGCCCCGGCAAGCCGCCAAAGATGTTCTGGGCAAGGTTCGTCAGGCCTGAAGAAATCAACTGCGCTGACATGCGGCGTAGCTGATCAACAAACACGTCCCCAAGGTCTTCTGAATTGGCAATTGCTGTGGATAGCTGATCGATGAACGAACCTAGGCCCGAATCCGCGAACTGCGCGTCAAGAAACTCTTGGTTGAGGTTTGCTTGTGCAAGGTTGAACTGTTCCGTTGTGACCCGGCCTTGCTCATAGGCATCGCGCAACTCGTTAAGGCTGCCGTTGTATTCGTCCGTTGTGGTCTTGAGCGACTCAATGATGCGTTCAGCTACGCGCTTTTGCTCGTTGTCTAGGCGCTGCGCCTCGCGTTGTGCGTCTGATACCCCACCACCGCCGCCACCGCTACTGCTGCGACCACCTGAGCGGCCAGCGGGTGCGGTAAATTCAGCAATGCTTTGTGAGACCGTGTTTCTCTGCTGCCTTTGTGCCGAGTTAGCCACAACAGGCACCGCAAACGCGGCGTCTTCATCAGCTTCCCTATTCGTTTGACCGGGCCGCGTGTTGATCCGTGCGGCAGTTAGCAGGTTAGCCGCAAGGCGCGCCGCCTCGTTCGCTGCGTTTCCAATTTGGGGGGCAATGTTGGATGCCGCATCCGCGACACTGGAAGCCGCGCCCGCGCTGTCGTCTAGGGAGATAAGAAGACGTTCGGCCTCCTCAACATTGCCAGCCAATGCGGCCTCTACGGCCTGAATTGCCGCTTGCTGATCCGATAAGCCGGAAAGCGCCTCCCGGATGCGCTGACCTTCCTCTGTGCGCAGGGCTGATGCAACCTCTACAGAATTTGCGAGCGAGTTTCTAAGCTCAAGAGCCGCGCGTGCTTGCGCTGTGAAGCCCTCAGCATTTTCAATCGCCTCAATCTCTGCAGAGAACCCGCCAATGGTTCTTGCGAGGTCAACAAGTGCGTCCCGCGCGCCCGCAAAATCAACAGAACTTGCGTTTGACAGCGCTGTGTCAAATTCGGAAACGCGAGCCGCCGCGACCTCACCAATGCCCGCGAGCCTCTCAAGTTCTGCACTAACCGCTGCAACGTCACCAGCGCCATCACCAATCTGCTCAAGTGCCGCCGCAACATCCTGCCCGATCTGGTTGTCCAGACCAGTCGCACCAGAAAGGCGAGTGGCAAACTGCGAAACGTCACTGGCACCCCCAAAGAAACCGCTGGTGTCTTCTAGGTCTGACTTAAGTTCCGCATATTCTTCGCGCAGCGCCTTTAGGCTGTCCTGCAATTGCGCCCGTGATTGCGCCAAAATCTGTTGCGTGGCCGCGCTTACAGCACCGCCAAGTCGTTCTTGATCATCAGCGGCCCTGCGTGACGCGCTAGCATACGCCTCAAGTGCGGTAACAGCGTCGTTGCCTGCCGTCTCAAGGTTTGCGATTTTATCAGACGTATCGTCTGTCAGTAGGTTGAACGCTGTAAAGCCGGTGACCAGCAGCCCCAAGGGTCCGCCTAGGAGGCCCAGAACGCCCGATACAAGGCGTATCCCGCTTGCCGTGGCTGTAGCGGTGCTACCAAGCCCTCGCATGACTGTAGCGGCCCCTAGAATGACCGGGATGGCACGGCTAAGCTGTGCGATAAGAACCGGGCCAATGAACCTTGCGCCCAAAACCGTACCAGCGGCAACGGCTAGATCAAGGTTTTCAGCCAATGCCTGCAAAGCGCTGGCTATCTTGTCGGATACACCAATCGCCTGACCGCCGGTGCCTACGTATTCCGTGATGGAATTGCGCAGGCGCGTGAAGCTTTCGCCGATGGTTGCGTTAGTTTCAGAAAACGCCGCCTCGATACCAGACTGCGCGTTAAGGATGGCACGGAATACCCGGCCCGCTGTCAACTCACCTTCAGCGCCAAGTTCCTTCAGCCCGCCGATGGTCGTGTTAAATTCGTCCGCGATAGCCTGCGCGACAAGCGGTGCGTTCTCACGCAATGATCGCAATTCGTCGCCTTGCAAGATACCAGATGACAGACCTTGCGCAAGCTGTAGAATACCAGCCGCCTGTTCCGATGCAGCGGCCCCCCCGGCCTTGAACGCCTTGTTGACGATCTCGGTTGCCCGCGCGACTTCTTCCTCAGAATTGGCAACGTCCTTTGTCGCCCGCAGCAGCTTGGCGTAAAGATCAACCGTTTCCTCAATGCCTGACCGCGTTTCGTCCGCGATGTCGTTTAGCTCAGAAAGCCCGCGCGCCTGACGTCCTGAAATCTGAGACGCCGCCGCAATTTTGTTCGCCGCAACCGTCCATGCATCAGCGTATTGCTGAATAGATCGGACGGACAAACCAGCCGCAAGCGGTGCTGCAATCTGTGATATGGCACGTGCCGAAACCTCAGACCCGCGTTGGATATTGCGGTTCATACGGTCAAAGCGTTGTTCGATCTGCTGTGAGCGCCTGTTAGCCGTCCGCGCCGATGCCGCAAGCTGCCGCTCAAATTGGCGCTGCGTAGCCTCAAGGCGTACAACTAGGCGTTCTACTTCAGTTACCATTCGCGCCTCTAAAGTCCGTGATGATTACTTTTTCGCCGTAACCAAGTGCCTCAAGCTGATCCAATGACATTGGTTCAGGCTCTTTATCCGCGCCGTGGTATTCGCCATGCGCAGCACAACATGCGTAAAATTCGCGAAGTGACATTTTGTCTTTCGCCGCAGTCAATCCAAGCTTCCACAAGGTTTTCTCAATCTCGTGAAAGTCTAGGGTTAGGAGTTCGCCTCGGCCTCCGCCTCTGGCTTTTCCATTTGTTCGGGCCACCCTTGCAAGGCAGCGCCCAGAACCGCCAATGCGGGCATGAGCAATTCCGTTAATCCGTGGTCTTCAAAAAGCAGGCGGACCATTTTGTTAGACTCGCGCTTTTCCATACCACCACCCTCAAGCCCCAAGGCCAAAGTCGCGATAATGTCACTCACCTGATACTGCTGCGTCACGAGCCGCTGATGAATGAGGCCAACGCCATCACCGCCGCAACGATCCTGCAGGGCCTCAAGCAATGGTAGAGTGAGGGCAAACGGATGTTCGCCCCCAACCCATGTAAGAACTTCCGACCGCATTATGGTACGTAAGTCGGTGTGATTTCACCGGAAAGCTGCAGGTTCAGCGTCTGCGTTTGCGGGTTTCCGTCCACATTGCCGATCCCGTCAATCGAGTAGGTTTCCAGCAATGCCGAGAAATCAACACGGGAGACCTGACCGGTGTTCGCGGCGTTCGGGTAACTCAAGCGAACGTTCAGCGTCTTTTGCTCAAGCGCCCAAGCCAGCATTTCCTTGTCAGTGTCCAGCGTCCAAGTTGAATCAATAGACAGGGACGCATCAAGAGCGCCGTAGTTCTTGACCGTCTGAACGGCTAATGACCAGTCGTCACAGTCGCCAACTTTGAAGTTGATGACCTCGTTATTGATCTGGAATGATGCGTTGGTAACGCCGCAAGCGTTCGTGAAGATGCCAGCAGCGCCGACAGGATCAAATTCCACGAGAACAATAATGTCCCCGCGCGTACCTACAACAGGTAGTGCCATGATAGTTTTCCTTTTTCAGGGGCATATGGGCGGGATTGCCCGTTATTTGGCGGGGTCCGCCTTTACCTCTTTCGAGGATTTCTTAGGCGTCAGGTCTTCAGCGCCCATTTTGATCATCGCCGCACAAACGTGGCGGGGGAAATGGGAGATAACCCCCATCTGTGGCGTGGCCGTGTAAGTGTGCTTGCCCTTCGGGTTGAAGGTCATTGGCTCGCG